GCTTTGTCTCTTTATCTGCTTTATGTACTGAACCGTGTAAAGAACAATTTTCTTTATCTTTGCTGCATGTGCATATAGAAGTGCTATCTGCTTTATTAAGAGCTTCTTCTTTAGCTTCATTATTCTTCTGCAAAATCCATTTGGACCAGTCTGGACGATTCGACATATCAATATTCCTGCTTAGTAATATTTTACCATGAATAAAAGTTTATTTACTTGTCAACGACTCTATTATTCTTTTTCTTTCTGATTTAAGCCAGTCAGTTGGATTAAAGGCAACGTCTGAATCAAATGTCTTATTGTGTATGCCATTAGCGCCAAAATGCTCTACATAAGAAATGTCGGATATTATAGCAGGTTTCATTTTATCGCCAAAAACAAAATCCCAACTATTATACAGTTTATCGGGAATTTCACCTAAAATACTCTTATCAAAGAAAAAAGAAATTCCTGGGCAGGCCTGTCTTTTTATTACGTCATCTATTTTTTCTATAGTTCTATGAAAATGATGCTTTGTATTATATAACCCAATTAATGATCTAGGATATCTTGAGTAAATATCGTGAATTCTTGCTATCCAATTAGGATCGTGGTAAGCGTCGTTATCTATATGGTATATAAATTTATGACCGGTATTAGAGGCATCTTTCTGTATCTGTAGCCTTAATCGTTCTATACCTAATTTTTTGTGCGCTCTTTTTATTTCAGCTTTTGGCGCAATTCTCTTTAAATCTTCTATTGTATACTCAGTTGAGTAATCATCATAAATCCATAGAGTTGCAGACCCCATATTATCATGTATATTTTTTAAGCATATTTTCGTTATGTCCATACGATTATATGTAGTCATAACAATCAATATATTATTGTTAAAGGTTTCAAAATCCATATAAAATAAAAAGGGCTCAGTATTTCTACTGAGCCCTATTAATATCATTAGTTTAAATGATTATTTGCCCACATTTTGGAACAAGCAGTTAAAGCGCGGAGTGTAAACAAAGAGAGCTCCGTACATAACTATTGCGAATTCAAGAGCGGTGGTAACAATCGCGAAGTTGATCTTCGAGAGAGGCGCCAATTGCTTGAAACGCATACATTCAGCGCTCATATCGAGCAAGAATGCTTCGCCAAGTCCAGCCATTTTACGGCCAGAAGCGCGATAAACACCGGCACCCGTATTTGCCCAGTTACCTGCAAATTTTTCAGTGCCAGCAGCTCCACCTGGAGCAGATATGTACAGTTTCCACAATTTAACGCCAGCAGGAACAGAACCGACTGTTACATCGAGATGCTGACCAGCAGTAAGAGTAACTGCAGAAGAAGCTACAGGAGAAGATTCGCCGGCGTCGTTGACAGCGGTAACCTTAACTTGATAAACTCCAGCAGACAATGCAGAACCAGAACCAGCGCCTGCACCAGAAACCGTAAAGGTCGCTGCAGGTGCTTGAGCATTAACAGCCATAGAACGAACTCCAGCGCGTGGACGCAAGAAAAGGTTTGGCTTGAAATCTATAGCGCCAGCAGTTGTCTGAACCTTAGAAACGTCATAACCAACAGTTTGATTAGCGAGACCAGGAGCAGAACGGAATTGAGGATAAAACTGCTTAACGAAAGCAGAAAGAGCAGCTGGCTCTACGTGCATTTCAGAAGGGGAACCGAAATTTTCGAGAGCTATAACTGCGAGTTTTTCAACATCGTCTTGCGTGATAACTGCACCAGCAAGATCTAATGCGATAGACTGAGAATCTCCATATCCTTCGAAATCACCAGCTTTTTGCTGAGCATCAGTATCGCCCTTGAGAAGCTGCTTAAGCAAACCGCTCATGGCAATAGAACTAGAAGGAAGGTCGGCATCAGAGCCGGACATAGAACCGTTAGAACGATTCATAAAGTGACCATGTCCCCAGTACATTTCACGCTCTATATTCTTGAGAAGGTGCATCGTACCTTCTTTCGCCTGTTGAGCAACGATATCGCCGACAGTAGTACGAACAAGAGTCATCTGGTGAGATACCCGACGACGAGTTCCGAAGAACACGATCTTCTGACCGTCACGTACGTAGGTAGAATCTTCTTCTTGTGGAGCTCCACCTTCGCCGATATACGGAGCAGAATCAGAACCGTAACTAATCAAACGATTATATTGTTCAAACAAATTATAGGCCTTATCAACGCTAACAGCGGGCCAAAATTTGAGGTTTTTCATGTCGAAAGTTATACTCTTAAGAGTAGCTTCAAGACTTTCGGCTTGAAGGACACCACCGTAAGTGAGGTCCGTTGGTTTTCCAGCACCGCCGTATCCAGCGGTTATTGCCTTATTCAAAGCTTCGATATCTTGTGCAGAAACGAGTCCTTGATCAAGGCCTTGTAATACTTGGTTAAGTGCGTCATTCATGTTCGTTATCTCCTTTGATTACGAAATCTTATATTTTTCAACGATCTTGTTAAGATCATGACCCATTTCTGCACGAGCTATATCGGCAGAATCAACTTTTGTTCCAGACTTCTTCAACTCAAAGAGTCTAGAAGCTACTTCCGACTTAGAAAGCGTTTCTGTGCGTTCTTCCTCAGATGATTTCATCAAAGGAATTGCGCGAGCAGTTGCGCCCTTAGAAGGAACTGGTTGCTCGGCGATCTGCTTTACTAGATCGAAGATCGTCGAAAGTTTGTCTTCAAGAGGGCGAACTCTTTCTTCAATCGCGCTCTTGAGAAGAGATTCAGATTCTTCAATTGATTTCTTCATCTCATACTTATGCATATCAAGCAATTTCTGAGCCATCTTCTTCTCTTTTTCTTCATGCTTAGGGTCGTCTTTATGCGGTTCTTCTTTTTTGCCCAAAAGCTCTTTCAATTTTCTTTTGGTTTCAGGAGAATCTGCGGGATCATCTTCGCCCTTAGAAGCTTCTTCGTTAGTGCCTTCGCCTTTAGCAGCTTCTTCATTAGTGCCTTCAGACTTTTCACAGTCGGCTTTTTCTGCTTCTTCGTCCTCGTCTTCTTCGTCGTCAGACTCTTCAGCTTTTTTAGCCTTTTCTTCGTCCTCATCTTCTTCATGCTCATCTTCAGCTTTAGCATGAAGATCGCCATTAGAAGGTTTTCCGCCGATTCCATCGCCTGGACCTTTCATCTCTACCTCTGCCGCCGAATAACGAGATTTCTTGAGCTCTTCAAGTTCAAGAAGTGTCTCATCGATCAGGTCGGTGAGTGACTTTTTTAAAGTTTCGTCCATATTAACCTCAACAGATTAATTATTGACCCAAGCCAATAAGATCAGCATGTCCGCGAACTTCTGCTGAAAAAGATGCATCAGAGTTTTCAAGAACTATATTATTAGCTAGAGCAGCGCACATAGCGAGTACTTTAGCAGCGACTTCGCTATCAATAATATCTGCCATAGAAGTGGCAGCATTTACAGCGGATTTAATTTTAACTTTACCTGGATTTCCTACTCCAATTCCGAGATACGGCGATACAGAAGGATCAACTCCGCCCTGAGGGGAGGCGATAGATGCATCAACGTAGCTCAAAGTTAGATCGTTAGATCCATTTTCAATAACAACTTGAGTTGCTGATTGAGAATTTACGGTCAACCCAAGTTGGGCAGCGTTTCGTGCAAGTTTTGCAAGAATTTGTTTTGAATTTGCCATTTTTTTAAATCTCCTTAAATTTATAGAGTATATAAACTCAATATTATCTAATATACCACGCATGTTTACCTAAACAGTCACAGTATATACCTATATAGTACCCTTTGAATCACTTATTATTTTATGTATTTTGCTTAAACTCCAATTTTTGCCACACTCTCTGCATTTAACCTGAAACTTAGAATATACCTGCTCTTTACCACAATGATCGCAAGTAGCGTATTTTAAACCACTTCTACCGTTATTTAAGGCTTCAGTTTGAAGTACAGAGCCACCAAATCTTGAGGTAGGCGAAGTAGCACCTCCGTAACCAGCAGTCAATGCCTTATTTATGCTATACGCAGGTAATCTATTTATTTGCCTTAAATTTTTCGCTTTTACAACATATTCATCATTAGATACTGATGCCGGCGATTCTTTAAGAGTTTTTATAGCTTTATTTACGCCGTGATTATGAGCATAAAGCAAAGCATCTTCACTTGGTTCTATTCCATTTCTTTTTAAAATATGTCTATTTAAATTAATTCCAGCCCTAGCTAAATCAGTGCTTAAATTTGGATTTTCGTTTATCGAATTAGTTATTTTTACGTGATTATTTTTAACATTTTTAAGTAAATTATTAAACTCAGGGTACTTCTCGGATAATTTTTTGCTTGATCTAAATATAGTTTCAGCTGTAAGCGGCATTATTGCATACGTACCGGCAGCAGTCATACCATGATTCATATTGCCAGGAGAATCTACTGTTTTGTGCTTATCAAAAAATTTTCCTCCAGTAGATTCAACGTGTCCTATCGCATGCAGTAAAGGATCCTTTTGCGAGTCTTTTATAAAACGCGACACATGCATATTTTGCAATTTATTTCTATCTTTTTTTATTTCTATTTTAGATGAAGGCTTGTTACTATTAATATCTTGACTTGACATTGGCGCCATTGAAGCTGCGCCGATCATTCCCGCTATTGCAGCCTCTTTTAATCCCTTATCTAAATTATGATCTTTTATAATATCGTGTATTTTGCATATATTATTTTCTATTTTATTTGATATAGCAGATTCTATTATTTCTTTTTTGCTAGGGATTAAATGATGCTTATCTGCGTCTATGTACTTTATTATTTTTTCAACATTTGATTGAATCTTGGAAGCAGAAGCATCCCTAACTATGTGTCTAAACGAAGGAACATTTGACTGAGCTAGATGCATGACTGACCTTATTAAGGTCATATCGGATTCTTGATCATGGCTTTTGTCTAAACTAAGAGGCTCAACTAAAGTAGCATTGTTTGCTGGAGTAAATGTGAGCGCTATTGAATGAATCTTTGTCTTGGACAACAAAGATGGATCTGATATGCCTCTAGAAATAACACCACCCTCAACGGAGGCCTTTAATTTCAAGGGAACATCGCTTTTATGAATATTTCTGAGGATCGCGGCCGCAGCCTTTGCATTTGGATGATCTTCATCATCATATAAAACAGCCTTAACATATATATAAGGCGCTTTAACCTTATCCCAATAATACTTATGGCGATCATCTTCGCAATCGCTATCTTTGAATATCTTTTTAGCAGTTACAACTCTACCTATGGAATTAAAGAAACCCTTACCATGGTTGTCATTTATTCTTCCATTTCCCCTGACTAAATCATCTATATCGGCGCCCTCAACGGAAAGCATCTCCCCTTGAGTATCTCTTAGTTGAGAACCAGCACACATATCTATTTCTAGCGGTTTTTTTGCCATACCACTATATATTATACTTTATGTATGAGCCAATTCTATCTATAGATCTTATAATCATCGTCTAGCGATTTTTCTTCAATTATGCTATCGCCACCCAATGATTCTTTTAGAGATTTGAAATTGTTAGTTTCTTTTATTTTAATAATTGCTGATTTTTCTATCTTTTTAACCGTGTCAACAGAGACGCCATTTAGTGCCGCTATTTCTATATCTGAAATAGGTTTATCTGTAGAATACTCAGATATATATTTAAAAAAACAATAATTAGCTAATTGATGATTTATAGCCCATGGACACCCCGGCAGTTTAGACTCTTCTTCTTCTGTAAGCTCTCTTCCTGCTAATCTTATTGCCTTCAGTCTTAATACAGCAAGATGACACCATGTGTCTGGTGTTTCTTTCAACCCTCTAGGGCATCTAGAATCCATGGGACATTTTTTACAATTCACGAATCACTCTGAGATGTTGATACAGTAGTTTCTGTCTTTTTAGGCTTTCTTATAGCCAAGAGTTCAACAGTATGCATTACGCCGTTCAGCTGAACATCTACTTTAGTACCAACTTTTTGATCCATTAGTGCTTTAATTAGATCAGGAACGCCGCAATCTGCAAGTTTTATCCTTGATCGAAATATGCTATTTTCAAGATTTTCAGTTGTCGTGGTAAGAATAACAGTACTATCTTCTTCAACAACATCAGACGCCGTAAAACCTTCTCTAGCATCTTCTTTATCTGAAGCTTCATTAAAATCTTTAAGTCTAAGTTCATCAGTTGCTAGAGTTAACTGATGAACATCTAATTGAGCTACTTTCTGTACTGCTAAAAATTTATACTGCAACTCATTTATTAATCTGAGCGCATTCCCCATATCCTGTTGAACGCTCTGCTGATTCTCTAACATCTTTTGGGTCATCATTTGAGAAATTCTAAGAGCCATTTGAGTATTTTTTAATTCAGTTTCCAATCCACGAAGACGCTCTTTTCTAGATGGCTCCGGCTGCTGCTTAAATCCTTTCATTTTTATATCTCCTTTTGTTTTAATCTTTCACAGAAAAATTTTAATAGTTGTACTTCATCTTCAGAAAAAGAGTTAGCACTTTGTTGAGCTGAGCCAAATAGTTTACTTAGCTCATTATTCAAAAATAACCTGACTGATTTTTCTAAATCATCGTATATTGGCCCTTTACTCTTTATGATTCTTTTAGAAAGAATATCATTTATAGCGTTAGCTTTTTCAAGTTTGACTTGGTGCAATGTTTTAGACTCAACAAGTATTTTTTTAGTTGACTCAACATTTGAATTTTCTACATCGACAGTTTCTTCTTTTATTGAATCTGAGAAATCATGTAGAGTCTTTTTGACAAATCCATATTGATCTGCCATGGTGTAATATAAATTTCTAGCTTTAACGAATTGAATTTTTGTTAAAGGTTCATTGTTTTCAACGCATCTCTTCCAATGAGATTCTGAATTAGAATCATGCATCAATATTCTCTGCACGCCTACAGATTCTTCTAATTCTCTTAATGCCTCAATGCCATCTACATCTATAAGAGGAGATCTGGTGTATATGTTAGGCCAAATAAACGCCTCTCCGTAATAAGATCTGTCTAATATTATATCTCTAGAGGCAGCAGATGTAACTAAATTTGCCATTTCCTCAAGAAATAAATCAGATGTTTGACCTTTAGGTGGAGCAGACATATGAACTATTTCATAGCCTTTTTTGGCATATAAATTTGCTACTGTTGTTTTGCCAACTCTATCAAGACCTTCAAGAATAATTAATGCCATATTTATTTTATACTAAATATATAAAAATGGTTAAATAGTTATTTAATGTTATGCAAAAAGCGGATATATATTACTAGAAATTTTTAATATAGAATTATTGTCTACTACGCTTAGACGATACAATGTTTTTAACAAACATAGTAGACAATATCTATCTTCTGTAGTTAATACTTCGCCAGTATCATATCTAACATAAAGACCTTGATGTTCCATTTACTATGTTTCTTCGCTCAATTTATTTATTGGATTAGCAGTTGGAACGCCGGCAACATTTGCCGCTTTAGTTGCGCCAAATTTTTTGGCTATATCCTTAAGAGATTCACCGTATCTAGCTGCATCAGATGCTGCTTTAGCCTTAGCCTGTTCCATATCAATATCATGTCTTTCTTCATCTCTTTGGTGTTTTGCTTCTTGATATTTGATTTTATTTTCATTAAGCTGATCTTGTTTTTGTTGAGCCTGCATCTGCATTTCTTGCTGCTGCTGTTGTTGTTCTTTTTGAGCCTTAACATTATCCATGGTAACTAAAAGATTCTGCCAAGCTAAAAATGCCTGATCGCCCGGGATATATTGTAATTCTCTTCTTTGAGACGCACCAACATCTCCAAAAAATTTTTCTCTTATTTCGCCGCGCGTCATATTCTTTTCAACTAATGCCCAAAAAGCTTGATTCATGGGTAAATCAGCAACAGACTCTGCTATCTTACCTTTTTGAGCCTGCTGTAATAAATCATTCATTGATTTCCATACAGTCATCTCTGCTTGCATTTGAGCAATTTCAGATTGTGGAGTCTCATCTGACATGCCGGTAAATACAAATTTATATTTTTCGCTTATAGTTTTATCTATAGCGGGCAATATGTCGCAATTAATTAAATCTTCTACGAACATCAATATAGGAACCAAGCCACGCTCTCTTGAGTAATTTATTTTATACTCATTGTTGGCTTGCTGCATAGGAGCTCTACCAGTACCACTGATGAGGTAATCTAGCCCTAATTCAGTTGGATCTATTTGAAACTGAGCACAAAGTATGCGCATTAGATGATTATTGAAATTAATGTATTCCATTTCTCTAGCATTAGCAGACATTGGAACCCATTGAACCTCATCTAATCCAGCTACAATAGGTGTTCTCCAAGAATGTTGAGTGCCTGATATAGAATTATAAAAAGTTCTTCTAAAGTTAGCTAACTGCTGTTGAGTTACTGTGCCTTTTAGATGTAATACTCCTCTTGCGGCATATCCATGAGTAAAAAAATTAGAATTATAATTCTCAACATTTAGGTGATTAGTTACATTTATTATAGCTAGTTCCAGAGGAGAATAGCAGTATCCCTGAGAATCGGTAAAATTTTGAGGATTAAAGAGTTTGAATATCATGTCTTCATCGCCAAAAGTGGCGAGAGGCCTATTATCATAGGACACTTGGACGTATTTATGATATTGAATATCTGCCCTATTTACCTCTTGTTCTCTCGCAGGATCATTGTTGCTTTTAGGCTTAAGCAGTTCTTTCATATGATCTGAGTTAGCTACGACCTGTTCTTTAGAAAGATTCTTATTAATTAAATATACGGATTCAGCAGGAATAGGTCTAAATCTATGAAGTGCGCCGCCTCTTGTTTTAACCTTTTCAATAGCAATATGTCCAAAAGTTAGAACGTCTCTTCCGACTAATTTTAAAAACTCTCCAAAAAGCATCTTATCATCGGCCGGAGTGTTTTGTCTTCTTCCGCAATGATATATAAAATCTTCTATTGCGGCTATCTCTTCTTTTTCTTCATCTGTATAATGAGACAAGTTATCTTTTTTAATTACTCTAAACCCCATTTCAAGCTTATGATGTTCGGGACGAGAAAATCTAAGTAGAGTATCAACTCTGCATTGAATAATAGCAGAAACAAGCCAATCTCTAACAGAGACTTCTTTTAAAGTTTTATTGGATATTCTTGTGAGTTTGTGCTTAAAATTAACTTGAGTACCCATCAAGTCAAAATATGGATCGTCAACTATAGCCTTACGACCTATTTGACTTGATGCATCATGTCCTTGTTCAGGGCTTTCAGGCAAAAGATCGCCATTAGCTGGCGTCCCATTATTTGGTGCTATGCCGTCAGCCTTAAGAAGGTCGTTTATTTCACCTTGAATTTTCTTTTTTAAGAAATCATCCCAGAAAGCCAAGTTTCACCTACTGCATTTAAAAGTTTATATATATGCCTATTTATTATTATACCTTCTAAAAACGCCAATTATGTAAACTTAAAAAGTCCATAAAAACCCACCTTCACCGCCAGTGGAATCGTCTCCAGAATCATCTAATTCTGATTTTTTACCTATTTTTCCTAATTTAGACATATCGGGTTCTGCTTCATTTATTTTTATTCCTTGAGTTAAAGCATATTCAGTAGGCGATGGCATTCTATTAAAGTTTCCATTTTTATCTACTAATCCATCAGTCGAATCAAATGAAAGACCGCTACCCAATATTATGCTAGATTTTGCGAAAAGTAAGGTCAATGGATATCTAAGTGCATCTATCCAATGATCGAATTCTGTATCTGGATTATCGGTGACTAATCCAGCAGCGTCCATCTTATAGTGGTACATAGTAAATTCATTTATCAACGGTACACAAGTTTCTTTTGCAAGAAAAAGCTTTGGTTCAGATGAACCCGGTATTTTAAGCATCTTCTTAATTATTTGTATTCCGGTATTTATAGCCCCCTTATCGAATTGATTTGCGACAGGTAGACCGGTTTTTTGCATTTCTTGTATAGCCCCCTGATCTGCAGCATCAGGAACATAGAGTTGGCATCTGTACATAGAATGATATTTAGTTTTAAGATAATGTATCCATGTTGGCTGAGATATATAAGTCATGCCATCAGTTCTTACGACGTATATATTATCTCTTTTGTCTACAAAAAAGTAAACGACAGTATTAGGAGCAGAAAAACCCCAGTCAATTCCGGCGTAGCACGGTATATCAAGTTCGTGACATTTTTTAACAAACATATCGTGATTGCATTCGCCGGGATACTCTTTACCTGTTAAAGTTAACCACATTTGATTCCAAGTTTTTACATGTATCTTGTCGTCAAATTCTCTAAATATAATTCCTTCAACAGAGGGTTTTAAGTTCATTAATTGTGCGAGCGCCCAATCAGCCCCCTCAGATCTAACTTTCTGTATAAGTTCATCTATCGTTTTAAGCATTGGAGAAGTTGAGTTTTGTTTTTTAGCATCAGTTAGACATATAGAAAAAAGAGGGCATTTTACACAACCTTCTAACCCTTTATGAAGAGTATATTCCTTTTGCTTATTTCTGTCTTTTTTAAGAAAATCTTCCTCAAGCAATACTTCCATCTTGTCTTGATTAACATACAGATCTACTTGCTTAATGCCAGATCTTGAGTCAGGGCATTTTTCTGTAAATTCAAATGCAGTCCAGCGGCGCACAACTCTAGTAGTATCAGTTGAGCCCTCCATTTCTTCTATTTTTTGATTCATCAGTCCGTATCTAGTTTTTCTGGTGGAAATACCTACTCTTAGAGCTTTTTTGCCAGCCTTAGAATCTAACATCCCAGATATTTCTTTGAATGCCTTTAAACCTTCACCAGAAACTGTGTCGATTTCATCGACAACAACAAGCGGAACGTGAGGCCCGTTACACGCTTTTAATGTGCATGGCAATACTTCAAGCGTGACCTTATCAGGTCCAACATTAAAGATTGACTTAGACATGTTTGCTTTTTCTAATATTCTAGATTCTTCTGGAATATCTGGCCTCATCACTATAGGTTTTAACTTTCTATTATATAGAAAATTTTTTTGATATGCATAGCATCTTTCTGCCTGACTCTGTATGGCGCCTACATGAGCAACATCTCTTTTATCGTGCAGTAGAATTAATAATTCCGCTATTGCCATGCCCAATGTTTTTCCAGATCCTCTACCAGCCACAAAAAGCAGTTCTTGTATATTTTCGGGATTATCTTTAAGTACGCATATCTTATATACTTGCCATATTACATCTAATGGATTAGTGTCTGAGTATCTAGAAACCGTTACGTCGGGCAGCTCAAGACCTAAAAAATACTTTATCCATGCTTTTAATTCTTCTCTAGTCTTACATGGCTTTAGTAATAATTTTGTTTCTTGCTCTAGAGATATTGTTTTAGAGCCTTTCTTATTACTCATTTACTCGTCACTCTCTTCTGGAGAAGGCAACGTATTAGCTAAAGAAGTTATATCGATATCGTCTTCTTTGCTATCATCTTGAAGTTGTTCGTTAGGTTTCTTAGGCATTAAGGCATCGAACATCGGAGACTTTTTATTTTTATCATTGCCAGGGGTTGCTCCTGCAACTATCTTATAAAGTGTTTCGGCCACATCCTTATATTCTTTTATATTAGTCACTCTCATATTAGGTTTTGGTTGATTAATGGGATCTTGGCAATATTTGATCATTGATTCAAGATGCTCGGCGTTAGCGACAGACATCATTGCGGTTAAAAAATCTACCTGCTCTAATACAGACTTAACGACTTTAGCTCTAACTCTATCTTGAAGCGTATGCATCATCTTATCGCGATCAATTGCCCAACCTCTTAATGCGGCAGTTAAAGCTATTTGACCTAAAGGATACTGAGGGAACTGCTGGGCTATTTTAGGAAGAGACTCGCCGAGTAAATATAATTCAAATAATTTAGCGGCCTCTAATTCTTGTAGAGCGCCTGCCGTCTTAAACTTACGTAAATATTTCTCAGCTAATTTTATTTCTTCTTCGCTGAGACCATATTTTTCTTCAGGTGTTAGTCTCTTCTTTAGGGCCATATAATTCTTTCCAGCAATCATTTTCTTTAATAACAGAGATAACTTGCTGGATCCTAATCTCTGTTATATTTTTATACTCACTTATCTCAGTTATAGATAAACCTAGTGCCAATAATGTTATAACTGATTTTTCTACATTACTTAATTTAAGCAAAAAATCATGAAATCTATTTGACTTATTGTATTTAGTTAATAGCCAAATTTTGCGCTGAATAAGATATTCTATGGCTTCTTTTTTAGATATATTATTAAGATATTTTTCTATATTATCTAACTTATTAGAACTTAAATAATGAAGCCAAAGCTCTTGTCGTTTGTCTTCGTCATTAGTTAGGCAATTTATTTTGCTATGTATTGAATCCGATTGCATCATTGCCTTCCTCAACAGAATCCACATATTTATCGAAGTCGGCAATAGTTACTAAAGTAGACCATTTTGGGCCACAATAATCCTTTACAAATTTATCTAATATGCCATGAAAATCCAATGAACCTTCCTTCTTTAATAGGCGCTTGAATCTCCACATACCGAACAACGACGTAGAGGCAGACAATTGATTATATTTATCTATTTTTCTAATAGTATTAGAACTCACGTATATTGTATAGTTGATCTTTTTATTTTCAGGTTCTATAGAAAGCTCAACTGCCTGCACATCTGAATGC